GCAACCTCAACGAAAACAGGATCTATAAAAGTATACTTCCATGGAATTTCTCTTCGTTCAATCTGAATCTGATCTATATCTTGTATTTGAAAATCTGGTGTTGCTGCGGCCTTATATAATTTTTCCATAGCTTTTAGGCTTAACTTACCAGTTTGCCTAGTAATTACAACATTACCTGTCTTGTATATATTATTAAGAAATCTTTCGCTTCTTTCTTTACCATTAACTTTTTTAAACCAAGTTTTATAAAACTTTTCAATCCTTTTATTTTTATGAACAGGTCTTATTCCTTGGCTAGCAAAATCACCCATAAGATCGATAACGTTTTTAACAAGACCAACTCTTTGATAAATATCTTCTGCTTTTTTAAGTATGATCTTAAATTCACGAGGTACTGCTTCATCTGGTCGAAAAAAGTCATAATCGGATCGTGTTAATCCTGGGCGACCAGACGTATTACGATCTAGATTAGAGTAGTCTAGACCGTATCTTCTCATGGCAGAAGCTCTTTCGATGCCGGTAAATTCATCTAAAGAAGATGACGATTTTAGTGCTTCTTGTTTACTGGCCAAATCATCGCCCCAGGCCACATAAGCCTGTTCATCACGAGCATTCGTACTTTGTATAGATTCGCTTTTAGGATATTTTTTAGCCATAATTATTTTTTAATCATATTATAATGCGATTACAATAGAATCATACACTTTTACTTATAAATACCTAGATAATCAGCATCATTAGCGCCAGAAGTAAACCATTCTGGTCCTTTATACATGTTTCCTTCGTGTTTAGTAATATTTAGCCTATTATCTCCAATAATATCATACTGAACAGCTTGTAAAGTTCTACTCATTTGTCTAGCTAACATATTAGCTATTAATAATGAACTATATCGGTCTTTTCTTAATCGGCCCTTTTTACCATTCTGTAATTTAACTTCAGGAGTATCCCATCGATCTCTAGCGTTTGGTCCTGTGCTAGTTTGTGTCATAACTATGGTTGTTAATTCGTTTTTGAGTTCTTCAATTTCTAAAATACATTCACTAAGACTATCATAAATAGGATTAAGATCACTGTCTAATATATCTTTTCCTTCTTGATCTAGTGCTAACCCTAGTGTTAAATTATCAAATCTTGGAAATAATAATACCTTATCTTCTAAATCTTTTCTTAATCCATGATTAGCTTGACTAGTCCAATCTGCCTTAGCAAATTGAACCAATTCAATAATATGTAATCCTGATTGACTGTCTGTATCTTTTGGTTTGTCATAATCAATAACGGGCCAGATAAGATTTTCTCCTTCTTCAAGTTTAGAAGGATCATGTAGCGCTTCTTCTATGGCTACACCACCACCCTGAGCGTCAATACCAAGACGAGCACAAGGAAAAACTTTCATCAAGTTTCTAATTTTTCTAGCACAAAAGCCATAAAAATCATGTTCTTGTACCAAACCAGTTTTTAATCTTTCCTTAAAATTACTACGATTAGTAGTCCATCCATAAACTATGCGTCTATGATCATGACGAATTTCTAATATTATTATGCTAAAATTATCTTGTTCACTAGCAGGGTCAATACCATAAACATACTGACAATCTGCGCTACCTTTAGTAACAGCATCAAATGTTACTGTTTGATTATTTATTACAATGGGGTTTCTGTCAGAAGTAACACATGACTCAATTAAACTTCGTCTAAAAAATCCTTCGCTATCTTTAACGAAACAGGCTGCATATTCCATATTATAAATACCAGTATGTATAGTAGCTTTTGCTCTACTAACTTGTTTGTCATCCATGAATCCTTTAGGAATCATTTCATATGGTATACGAATAATACTATAATCTCTCCAATTAAAGTTATCTGGTACTTCTCCTTTAAAAATTTCTTCTAGTTTTTTCTTGTCTCCTTGACTTTCTATAATAGCCTTATATCTTTTCCAATACTGAGCAAAGTGCTTAAAATCATAATCTGCTGTTCCGCTAATAATTGCCTGATTACCCATTTTGTATTCTAAGGCTTCTAATTGTTCATTCCATAGTCCAGCTTCTATCATAGCTTGTCTTTTTGCTTGTTCTTTCACATTCTGTATAGGACTAGCACTAACGGCCGCGAAACCAGAAACTACGGTTTCATAAATATCTGGAGATATGGATGCAAATTCGTCGGCAATAATAATATGTGCTCTTAAACCTCTAATCTTGCTACCGTCACCCATAGGAATAGCTATAGTCCAGCTATCGCCTAGTCTCATAGTACATCTATCAACGTCTCGTCGTGGTCCATCGTCGTTACCATTAAAGATACTACGAAGAATTGGGCTATTTCTCCAAATAGTTTCCATATATTCGAAAATAATTTTACTCTGTCTAAATGCAGCACCAACCACAACAATTTTTGTTCCTGGAAAAAATGCGCATTTAATAATACAATAAAGAGCTAATAGAAAACTTTTACCCCAACCACGACTAGCAATATACATTGGAAAAGCTCGTATCCAAAATTCTTGCAAGATAGCAATCTGAATAGGATGTAGTTCTATATTAAGAAGTAATTTAACCATGCTGCCTATGTATTTAGGATCTCGCAATAATCTTATTAAGTGAAGATCAGGATTTTCTATTTCCTGTTCGGTCCTATGAATCATAGGATTTTTAGGAACAATGATTTGATTAAGATCGCCTAGTCCTAGCCAAGCATCATCAAAATTAAGATTCTTTTTTATATCGCTCAATGTAATTTACTTTCTTAAGAATGAACTCTGCCATTTTTTCAGCATTATCAGAATCGCCACAAAACAATACTTTGATATTATGATAAAGTTGTAACTCTAGTAGATGTTTAATAATGAAAGATGGAGAAATTTTAATTTTGTCCCACATCTTCTTTGGAACATTGGATCCTACAGGATAAATAAGAATATCCTCTAAATCAAACTCTAGTAATAGAAAAGAATATTTTATAGCACTTAATCTACTCACCACATCTTTAAATCTGCTTTCTGTAATATTATTAGCAAATTCACTAACGCTTTTCTTTCTTTCTATAGCTATGATTTTTTCTAGTCCTTCTATGCTATAGTCTCCAGTATCTAATTTTTTATTAGCTTTGGCATAATGTTCAAAAGACCAGGGTTGTTGCTCTCTGGTGTCGATAATAATAGTAAAATCATCATGTATCATTGGTTTTCTTTTCTGCTACTATTTTGTGAAATACGGCTTCGTATATGCTTTCTAAACCCTTTATCATTTTGTGATGTAAATAACATAATGTAATACCATTAGCTACACAAAAACGCAAAGAAGGATACTCTGCCCAAGTTTTTATATGATGAGCATTTAACTTTTTTTTGTTTGAACAATTAGGCCATTGACATTGATGATTATCTCTTTTATAAACTTCTTTACGCCATTTCTTATAAATTGGATCATCAAAGTTTCGTATCATTATAAACCATATCCTCAACCAAAGCATTAAATGAATAGGTTGGAGTCCAAGATAGTTTCTCTTTTGCTTTGTTTGCATCTCCACATAAGTAATCAACTTCTGCTGGTCTAAATAAATCTTCATTAATATTTACATATTTAGTATAATCTAATTTAGCTAAATTAAATGCCGATACCAAAAATTCTTTTACGCTGTGTGTCTCTCCGGTAGCCAATACATAATCATCGGCCACTGATTGTTGTAACATTAACCACATACCTTTAACGTAATCTTGGGCATGTCCCCAATCCCTGTGAGCATCCAAATTTCCTAATTCTAATTTACCAACTGGTTCTCCGCGAATAATTTGTCCTAGATATTTGGTAATTTTACGAGTAACAAAATTTTCACCACGCCTTGGACTTTCATGATTAAAAAGTATTCCACAGCAACAATATAAACCATATGCTGCTCTATAAATCTGTATCATATGATATGAAGCTAATTTGGCCACCCCATACGGACTTTGAGGAAGCATGGTTGTATTTTCACTTTGGTATTTTTTACCATTAGAATCTACTGAATAATTTCTACCAAACATTTCGCTCGTTCCGGCCTGATACAATTTTGTGGATGGTGAAAAATGTCTGATAGCTTCTAGTATGTTTATGACACCCACAGCATCTATTTCAAAAGTTGTTGTTGGCTGTTTAAAACTGGTTCCCACATGACTCTGAGCGCCCAGATTATAAAACTCATCAGGTTTGTATTTGGAAACTACCTGATTAACCCCACTAGGATCAGTAAGATCAAATTCTTCAAGAATGAAATTTTTATTATGAACAAGATGAGCTATTCTTGATAAGTTATTTGTTGATGAACGTCTATGAAGTCCCACAACAGTATAGTTTTTTTCTAGTAAAAAATCTGCCATATAACTGCCATCTTGACCAGTAACACCTGTAACTAAAGCTGTTTTTGTCATTTTACATTCTCCTTCTTAATAATCCAACAGTCTCCGTCTCCTCGTTTAATATGAACTCCAGAAAATTTTTCATGTACAGCTTTGCTAACACCCGGAAAACTAAAATCGTGTCCAGCAATATATCCACCAGTTTTAACTTTAGGATACCATACTTCTATATCTTCTCTTACTTCTTCGTATTCGTGTCCCATATCTATAAATACCACATCTAATGATTCATCATCAAATTGTTTAGAAGCATCAACAGAAAGAGCCCTAATAGGAGTAAACTTTCTTTCGCCCATATTCTCTAAAAATATTTTATATATGTCTGTTGTGGTTGCTAGTTTATGAGCTGTTGCTATTTCTGCACTAGATCCTTTCCAGCTATCTACGATATAAATCGTAACATCTGGTCTAGAATGCGCGGCTATATCACACAAGTAGGATGAACTTTGTCCTAGCCAAGCACCACATTCTGCAAATTTTCCATTAGCAGGAATTGTATTAAGTAAAAAACTAAAAGTATGAGGATAAGTAAACCAACCTTGTATCTCATCAGTATTTTTCATATTTATTTCTCTACGCTATCAGGGGTTAGAAATGGTTTATCTACAGTATTATCAGCATATGTATGGTATTCTTCTAGTTGATTTTTATATTTTGTAGTGGCTAATGCTAGTATTTCCATTTCTCGTCCTTCTTTTTCTCGTAATTCTTCGTCTTCTAGCATGCGTATTAATCCTGTCCAACTGCTTTTACCATCTTCAATTCGTTTAATTCGTTGTTCTCTTGTGGCCTTAAGATCTTTACTAATTTTTTGTTGCTCATTTAAAAGCTTAGTATATTCATTAGTATAATTAGCAATACTGTTACGAGCAAAACTGAGTTGTGTTTCAAGATTAGCCAGTTTGGGAATATCTCTTTCGCTTTCTGTTTTGGCATATTCTTTGTCTACTTGTTTTTGTAGTTTTTCAGTTTCAATAATGTGTCGTTTTCGTTCTTTCATACTGCGATTAATAAGAATATCAATAGTGATAAATTGTTTAATTTGAAGTTCTTCGGCGGGTAAAACGTCTTCCCTAAATTGTTTAATTAGGCCAACCCACGTATCTTCAAAGTATTGAAGTTCTCCTGTCTCAGCATCAAATTGTCTAACAACTTCGGTCCAGAAAGTTTTACTATGTAACTTTCGTTTTAACACTTCGTTTTCGTTTTTTTCGCCCAGTGAATATAACTGATTTTCATCAATATATCTATTAATAGGATCCACATTACGATTAAGATTACTAGCTATCTGCTCCACACTTAATAGCGTAATATTATCTTTGATATATTGTTCTTCGTCTAAGCTTAGTTGTCCGCGTTTTTTAGCCATAATTTTTCACTATCTCTTTGAGAACTATGGTGAGTTTGTCCATATCAGCTTTGCTAACTTTCATTCCGCTCTTAACTTTTATATATATGCTACGTTCTTCTCCGTTAAGGTGAGTTTCAAATAGTTCTAATAATTCATTATTATCAGCACTAGCTTCTGGTGATTGAAAGAGATTTCCGTAGTCTTTAATTTCATCAATTCCGCTAAAATACATCAGATTCTTTTTAGCACTGTTGCGTCGTA